CTTTTAACAGGTGGCGAACTTGTAAAAAACAGGGTTCAGAAGGGTTATGATGTTGTGGGTTCTGATGGAGAACGAATACAGGTAAAATATCTGGCAAATCCATTGAACACAGGTATTAATGGGCATATAATCCAGTTTCCGGATGAAGCAGACCTTTATGTAGTTGTAGTTTTTGAAAACTTATTGCCCCGCAGTGTACTGGTTTTTACGCGTGAGAGCCTTGGACCCGTATATGACCGTTTGGGAAAGAGACATAAGGGAAGGGGAGAATGGTTACAACTCACTAAAGCGAATACGGAAACCATTTTATCAAACGCACAGGAGTTCAGTACAATGGGGATTACCGTTTACCCTCTTTTACCGAGATTGCAAGAATAAATCTCTTGACTTCCTGTGGTTTTAGAGCGTTAATTCTACTTACAAATCACAGGAAGGAGAGGGTTTAAATGATTTACTCCACCGGAATTTCCGGAATACCCCGCAAAGAAACAGCAGGGGTTATAGCCGCACATTTCAGGATGGAAGCCAGCTACAAGGGAGCGCCAAGTTTTGAATATGCTGTAATGGACAAAGAAGGCAATGAATGGAGAATTGCCAGGGACGGGAAGGTATCCACTCCGGAACTTACAGAAGAAACCCTTGATAGTGTATTAGAAGTTTTTAAAGCCCTTGCCAAAGCAGGGGCCGGAGTGGATGGCTGCATCGCTTCGGTTACTTTGCCAATGGCCGGGCATAACGGAGTCACATTAAGAAACCTCGTAAACATCATCGCCAGCAAAGAAAAACTTATCTTTAAAGCCTTGGGGATCGATGAACGATTTGCCTTCAAACAGGAGTTTGTAAACCGCATAAATCAGGTAAGGCTCAAAACAGCCGAGGATTTTCATGAAATCGCAGCTTCCTACGGTGGGGATAAAGCCAGCCCGGGCATTGCCTTTACAAAGGACAGCATCAGCTTCCGCTGGTTTGCCGCCAGCCTATCGCCGGAACATATCAAGACATATATCCAGTTTGCACAAGCGGTAAATAGACAGGCTTTAGCCCAGAAACATTCAACACCCAGAGTCACCAAGGGAGAGAACGAAAAATATATCTTCCGCGTGTGGCTTCTAAGGCTTGGCTTTATCGGAGACGAATACAAGGCCGCCAGAAAGCTTTTACTTGGCAGGCTTGACGGCAACAGTGCCTTTAAGACAAAGGAGGCCATGCGTGAGGCTATGGCAAAAAGAAGGAAAAAGACTGGAGAAGATGTTGCAGAATCCGCTTGATTTCCTGTGTTTTCTATGGCTTAATGTATCCTGATAAAAATCACAGGAGGGAGCGAGGATAATGAAAAAAACATACTTTTTAAGGAAAGCGGCGGACCTGGAGGCGTTAAAGGCGGTTTACCGGGAAATCAAGGGTAAGGAAAAGGGCAGCAGCTTTGTGATTGAGAAAACCATAGAACTTTCGGAGGATGAATTTAATTCCTTTGCGGAAGACCTCCTGGCTGACCGGGACTTCATAAAGGAAAACGCAAATCTAATGTGCGTGGACGTGGATAAAGTCTGGCACTGCATCCTGGTTAAGCTCAAGGGAGCAAACGAAGGCATCCTTGTAGAATCCGAAGGCTATGGCTACGCCAGGTACGCCGCCTACTATAAAGAGCCTGATACACCGGGGGAATGGCGGGAGCTTAACCATAACGAAACAGTAGCGATTTTGAGGGAACTGGCTAAAAAGGAAGCAGGCAACCGGCTACTGCTGCCGGATAACATCCGGGAAGGCTGGCACAATGTTGGTGACCTGCTGCAGTATATAGCCGATATGTTAGAATAAAGGGGGAAAACACATGGACGAGAAAGAATTTGAAACATGGCTAAGAGATGCCATTTTTGGAGCAGATGATGTAATTGAACTGCAAACTTTTGAAGAAGCATGTCTTTTAACCAACAACAGAGGACTGGTAGTAAAGCTGCAAAGCGGAGAAGAGTTTCAGGTGACCATTGTAAGAAGCTATTAAAAAAGAAAAAAAACAGCGAAAAACCCGCAATATAGCGGGCTTTTCCTGCTGTGTAGATATGATAAAAACAAACGGTATTTGTTGAAAAATTCTCTTGCTTTCCTGTGTTTTTCATGGCCTAATGTGTCATGACAAAAAGCACAGGAGGCGAAAACCATGAAAAACCAGACATTTGGGGTTGAAATTGAACTAACGGGAATATCAAGGCAAAAAGCGGCCAAGACAATAGCCGAATACTTCGGGACAAGCAGCAGCCATGAGGGCGGCACCTACGACAAATACACCGTAACAGACAGACAGGGCCGCAAATGGCAGGTGATGAGGGATTCAAGCATAAGGGCTAAATACAAAAACGGCGGGACGGCGCCAGACACCCACAAGGTAGAGCTGGTAACGCCAAAATGCGAATACAGTGACATCGAAACCATACAGGAGATTGTAAGGAAACTGAGAGCGGTAGGGGCTATCGCCAACAAAAGCTGCGGGATACACATCCACATAGATGCTGCTAACCATAATGCAAGGACATTGAGAAACCTTGTGAACATAATGGCCAGCAAGGAGGATTTAATATACAGAGCCCTTGAGGTTGACGAAGCAAGGATGGCAAGGTACTGCAAGAAAGTGGACATAAGCCTTGTAGAGCGGATTAACAAAAGAAAGCCGGCAAATATGGAAGGGCTTGAAAAGCTTTGGTACAACGGCGAAAGCGGAAGGTTTAACCACTACCATTTCAGCAGGTACCATGGATTAAACCTTCACTCAGTTTTCTACAGGGGGACGGTAGAATTTAGGCTTTTTAACTCAACCACCCACGCCGGCAAGATAAAGGCATACATACAGTTTTGCCTGGCGGTAAGCCACCAAGCTATAACCCAAAAGAGCGCCAGCGCCCGCAAGACCGAAACCGACAACGAAAAATACACCTTCAGGACCTGGCTTTTAAGGCTCGGGTTGATTGGTGATGAGTTCAAAACGGCAAGGCTGCACCTTTTGGCAAAGCTTACCGGTAACAGCGCATGGAGGCATGCAGCATAAGGGGCGGCCTGTACCGCCCTGTTGGGCCGTAAAGAAAGGAAGGGATAAGATGCGGGTAAATATATATGGCGATGAATTTGTGGGCACACCGGGCGAAATAGTGGGGGCTATGAGGGAGAAGGCCTGGGAGGAAGGCAAAACCCTTGATGAATATATGCAGTGGGTGGCTCACAATATATGGCGGTTTAGCGGAAAAAGGGTTATCATAAAAGGGAAAACCCAGGAAGAGCGGTGTCGGGACTTTTTAAGAAAGCTTTCGGCCCTGGGGATTGCCCAAATGGAGGAGATGGCATCATGAAACAAATATATTTAGCCTACGGTAGCAATATGAACCTTGAGCAGATGGCAAAAAGGTGTCCTACCGCAAAGCTTCTCGGTCCTGCAGTCTTAAAAGGCTGGAAGCTCATTTTCAGAGGAACAGACGGGGGCGCGGTGGCCACCATTGAACCGAAAGAAGGCGGGGAGGTTCCGACAGTATTGTGGGAACTTGAGCCGGAGGATGAGGCGGCTTTGGACAGATATGAGGGCTTTCCACACCTGTACCGCAAGGAAACGGTGGAAGTATTTTTCAAAGGCAAGCAGGTCAGAGCGATGGTATATATCATGAACCCCGGAAGGGAATTAGGAAGTACAACATCATCAGGGGAGGGTATGAAGCTGCAGGATTTAATATTGCCCTGCTTGACAGGGCTGTGGAAGAATCAATTAAAAAAGTATATTAAACAAGCTGAATGTATAAAACAAAAACAAGAAGGAAGCTTCAAGACAGGGCTTCCTTTTTTCATGCTATTTTCCAGGGGAGGTGAACGACGATGGCAACCAGAGGAAGAAAACCAAAGCCCACAGCCTTAAAGGTCCTTGAAGGCAACCCCGGTAAAAGGCCGCTTAATAAAAATGAACCTAAACCTGAAAAGAAAGCGCCCAGATGCCCTTCATGGCTTGAACCCGAGGCAAAAAAGGAATGGCGAAGGATGTCAAAACAACTTGAAGCACTGGGCGTACTCACACAGGTGGATGCAGCCGCTTTTGCAGGTTACTGCCAGGCCTACGCAAGGTGGAAGGAGGCGGAGGAATTCCTCTCCAAGCACGGCACCATCTTTAAAACACCGTCAGGCTATATCCAGCAGGTGCCGCAGGTATCCATCGCCCAGACCTACCTCAAGATTATGAAAGACTTCTGTTCTGAATTCGGCCTTACACCTTCCAGCCGCACCAGAATTACTGTCAACAATAAAACAGCACAAAGCGACGACCCGATGGAGAGGCTTCTTCAAAGGAGGCATAGCGGCTGATGTATGACGAGGCAAAAGCACAGCATGCGGTAGACTTCATCCAGAACTTAAAGCACACTAAGGGCATCTGGTACGGGGTACCCTTTGAGCTGTTGCCCTGGCAGGATAAGATTATTCGAGATATTTTTGGAACAGTAAAGGAAAACGGATACAGGAAATATAATACAGCCTATGTAGAAATACCAAAGAAAAATGGGAAAAGTGAACTTGCAGCCGTAGCCCTTTACCTTACCTGCGGTGATGAAGAATGGGGGGCTGAAGTTTACGGTTGTGCAGCAGATCGGCAGCAGGCTTCTATCGTATTTGATGTGGCTGTAGATATGGTGGAGCAGTGTCCTGCCCTAAAGAAAAGAATAAAACCGGTTATTTCTCAAAAACGTCTAGTATATATGCCTTTGGGAAGTTTTTATCAGGTTCTTTCTGCAGAAGCATACACAAAGCACGGTTACAATGTACACGGAGTAATCTTTGATGAACTGCATACACAGCCAAACAGGCAGCTTTATGATGTTATGACAAAGGGAAGCGGAGATGCTAGAATGCAGCCGCTTTTTTTCTTAATTACAACAGCCGGAAATGATAGAAACTCAATCTGCTGGGAAGTACATCAAAAAGCTGATGATATTTTAAGAGGTAAAAAAGTAGATCCTACATTTTACCCAGTAATATACGGTATAGCTGATGAAGATGATTGGACTGATGAAGCTAATTGGTATAAGTCTAATCCGTCATTAGGGCATACCATTGATATAGAAAAGGTTAGAGCAGCTTTTATAAGTGCCAAAGAGAATCCGGCAGAAGAGAATGTTTTTAGACAGCTAAGGCTAAACCAATGGGTAAAACAGTCTGTACGCTGGATGCCAATGCATATATGGGATAAATGCTCATTTGAAGTTAACCCTGAAAAGCTAAGAGGAAGAATGTGCTTTGGAGGTCTTGATCTATCTAGTAGTATTGATATTACTGCTTTTGTATTAGTCTTTCCACCAATACCAGGAGATGATAAATATTATGTACTTCCTTATTTTTGGATACCTGAAGAAAATATGAAGTTAAGGGTTAGGAGAGATCATGTTCCATATGATATATGGGAGCAGCAGGGATTCTTAAAAACAACAGAAGGAAATGTTATCCATTATGGTTTCATTGAAAAATTCATAGAAGAATTAGGGATGAAATATAACATCAAAGATATTGCATTTGACAGATGGGGTGCTGTGCAAATGGTACAAAACCTTGAAGGCTTGGGTTTTATAGTAGTTCCTTTTGGACAGGGTTATAAAGATATGTCACCACCAACTAAAGAGCTTATGAAGTTAATCTTGGAAGAAAAAATTGCTCATGGGGGACAACCTGTTCTTTCTTGGATGATGGATAATATTCATGTAAGAACGGATCCTGCTGGAAATATTAAACCGGATAAAGAAAAAAGCACTGAGCGAATAGATGGAGCTGTAGCTCTTATTATGGCACTTGATAGAGCTATTAGGAATGAAAATCGAGAGAGTGTTTATGATGAGAGAGGAATACTAATTATTTGATAATAATTACAGTAAAATATATCAGGTTGAATTGAGCATAATTAAACATTAATGAAAAATAGATTTTAAATTATTCTGGCAAAAATATTTGGTTGTTTGGTGTGGTGGTAGAGAGATTCTATGGTACCAGAAAGCTTGGTCAGCATTAGAAAAAGAAGGATTAACTTCATATGATAATTCAATAAAAAGAACTATAGTTCTTATACGAGTATTTACACTAATAATGATTTATCAAGAATTTTGTGATTTAGCTTTTGAGGAACATTTCTACTATGAATTTTGTGATTGGCAAGAACATTCAGGATTAAGCGCATTTAGAATTGGCCAGATAATAGGTAAAGTCTTTAAAGACATTGATTTTTCTGAATATGATGAGAGTGAAGATTTTGAGGCATTAGAATCTGCTTTTCTGATGCTTGTAGAAAATGAAAGGGTCAAAGTTGTAGACAGTTTAATAAAAAACAGCGGTGAGGGTGCAGAAAGCACATTGTTTGTATCCATGTATTTGACATGCGTTAATATGTTAGATGATGAAGAAGAGTGGCTTAATGAGCAAGAACAAGAAAAATCTAAATTAAGCACTGAAGAATTGAATGATTATGAAAAGTATGAAGAAGATATAAAAAAATATTATTCTTTAATTGTACTAAGTGTTGGAACATATAAAGTAAGATAATATTTTCATGTTCCAATAGTTAGATAGGTCAATTTACTGATATCATGAAGGCGGTAAATCAGTTTAATAGGGAGAATTGTTCAGGGTTTTAAAGAGGAATTAAATAAAGAAATACAATGAAAATGTAGCATCTCAATGAAGATGCTTTTTTCATGTTCAAAAAAAGGAGGTGAACTCTTGAAAATACCCTTTATAACAAAGTTAATAGAAAAAAGAAACATCAGCCTTGAGAATAAACTTAAGGCTTTTTTGATGGGTGAAAATATTGGTACAGAGTCAAATGCAGGAAAAAGTGTATCAGA